TTCTTCGGCAGAGGTCTGCAATATGTTGTTAAGTATGGGGAGAGCGCTTTGCGGATCTCGTCCTCAATATCAATCTGTAATTTGATGATCATATTGCCCTCACAAGTACCTGATCCTCCGAGCAGGCCTTTACTGCCTCCCTGTCGCTTGCCTTGACAAACCACTCGACACGCCTTGACCCGAATCGATTTACAGTTTCGCCGTGGATTTCAAATCCGTTGCCTCCGAAGCGGTTCATTCCGTTCGCGGTGGACTGGATCCGTGCAGCCTGTTCGCGGCAGGCTTCATCAGATCCGGGACAGCAAAGAATTTCTTCAAACCCCTTGCTGATGAACTTAAGTTTTGTAATCGATGCCATTAACCATCCCACCTCCTCAGGTTGACCTGAATGTGAGATGCCCTGCCTGTTGCGGACTGCCACTTTCGGGGTGCTCCGTTAATCGTGTAGACGTTTCCGTCAAACTCGATGCGGTCACCCTCTCGGACATCCGTGCCGGGCGGCATGTATGCGGTCATTCCGTCAAACACACCGAGCACTCTGCCGTCCTGTGACAGGTCTGTGGATGCAGGCTGTACGGAACAACCAGAGACGTCTGTCTCCCATGTGTTTGTCCAGTCAGGTACCTCGGAGCCTCGCTCAATCTTGACGCCAGGTCGAATGATGGTCACTGTCTGGGATGCCCATGATGGTACTGCCATTTAGAACACCCCCTGAAGTCGATACGGTGCGAGCACTTCCTTGTTGTCGTCCGGGAGCGCTGTCGCCCGTGCGCTGTTAACCCATGCGGCGTTATAGGTAATGCTCACGCCTCCGGCTGTCTCCGATGTCACACCATTGGAAGACACAAGCGCATGAGTGAGCCTATGTGCCATCAGTTCGTTGACCGACCCCATAAGCGCATCAGGAAGGCCTGCGGTGTACACCACAACAACTTCCGAGTAGCGCTTGAGGCTGTGGTCGTGGACGTCGTAGATACGGAGAATGCCGTTCGTCTCGAAGGTGTACTCATAAGCAACTCCGCCGATGGTCACGGTATCCACCTCCGTCACATATTTGGCAGGAAGCTGAATCAGCGCATCATGCCCAACAAACGTCACCCGCCTGTCCTGCAAGGTCATCGTCAGCCTGCATGCCTCGGACGGATACAGATGCCAGCCCACATAGTTCCGAATAGCCGTACTTGCGGATTCCAGTTCCTTCGGAATACGGACATCGCCACTGAAACGGCCTGCGGAATACTCATTGAAATCTTCCGCATCGAGCAGGTCAGGCATGCTGCCCACATTGGTCAGTTCATAGCCCCATATTGTTCTGAGACTCATTTTGCCTTCACCGCCTTACGTTTATTCGCAGGTTTAACCGCTTTATCAGACGGCTCCGCCTTTTTGACTTCCACGGCTCCCTCAGGCTGTGTGCCCTCTTCGTACTGGTACTGTTTACCGTTCACTATGTATTCCTTCAGCATGGTTTCACCGCCTTTCTGGAAATGGGAGAGCCGAAGCCCTCCCGGGAAGTGAGGTCGATCAGGATGCCTTCGTCAGCTTATAGAAGCCTGCCGGACGTCTCACAGCCAGAGCCAGACGCTCTTCTGCACGGATCGTCATCAGGTTCTTTACAAAGTCATCTTCGTTGGTGTTCACTGCTTCAACGGAAACGCCGCCGTTCTGAACAACAGAACCGCAGGTCTTGAAGGAACCAACGATGATCGTGTTGGCTGATACTGCAGTAGTCACGCATACCGGGATGCCCCACAGGTTCGGAACGTTCTGCGGGCCGAAGAAGCCGCCGCCGTAGTATCTTTCCTCGCCATCACGAGCAATTCTCAGGTTGTACCAGTCAGCCGGATTGATCACGATTGCATCAGCTGCAAAGCCGGATCCGTCCTGCACGTCCATGGCTGCTTTCAGGATCTTTTCTGCGATAGCCGTAGCAGTTGCATTTGAAGCATAGGTGCCGGTCTGGATGCCGGAGGTTGCCAGCAGGTCAGTAACAAGAGTATTCTGTTCGACCAGTCCGAGTTCATACAGCAGTCTGCCGTTGATGGCGCTGGCCAGGAACGGGAAGTCGTTGATATACTCATCAGACTCTTTGATGTGGCAGGCGATCTTCTTGAGTGCCACGGTCTTTGCGGTCGGATCAGCGAAATGTACCTGCGGCTTCTTTGCGCCTTCAGCAGTGACAGCCGGAGCGCCCTGAATAGCACCCTCTACCAGATACTGGAGAGTAGAGCCGGAGATGGTCTCGGAGCCGAACAGATCACGGATCACGAGCGGGGTGCGAACTGCGGTTACAACGTTCCGATCAAATGTAGTCGCCCAGTCTACAGCGGCTGCCGGAGAGGTCTGTGTGTCCGTAGCTGCTTTGAATGCCGGTGCTACAACATCGAAGCGTTTGCTGTGATCATTGGATTTGAGATAATTTACAAAATGTTCGCCCAGGTTGGCGGCGTTCTTGGTTTCACCCATGTCGGTATCCTCCTCTTTTGTGCCGATCACGTTCAGCAGGGATGCTTTCTTTTCTGCCTGTGCGATTTCGGCGGTTTTAGTTTCGATATCTGCCTGAAGTTTCTCGCCCTCTGCGATTGCTTCAGCATCATTGGCCTCGATGCGCTCCTTCAGCGCGGCGAGTGCGGACTTAGCTTCCGCAAGCTGTTCTTTGAGAGTCATGTCTTATTCCTCCACGCTCATGTTTTTGATATATGCCAACAGATTGTCCTTCCTCGGATTGCTCTGCTCGGGCTCCTCCACCGCCGTGTTGGCCTTTGCTTCGTCCTCTCCGTCTTCGGGTTCGTCTGTATCATCAAGCTGTCCGAGAACATCCCGAATCAGCGAGATTGCCTGTTCCAGCTTGTCCGCATCGGACTTGCTGTTGCGTCTGCCTGCCTTGACTTCCGTCATGACGGCGTTCTGGTTTGCCGGAATCGGAACAATGGAAACCTCGTAGAGGTCGAGTTTTAACAGCTCGTTTGCCTTCCGTCCGTCTTCCAGGGTGGTCTCTTTCCAATCCAGAACGTCATAGGCAAAGCTGAACTGGTAAACGACTCCGCTCTTCACGATTTCCCGTTTCTCCTGTGCCAGCGGGGTATCAAAAAAGCTCGCTGTCATCAGCGGGCCCTTTTCAGTGTCTTCGATTGAGTCGACCTTGCCGATAATCTGGTCGAGGTCGTGGTTCCAGCAAAGCGGGAACGGATGTCCGCTCTCTTCTCTGGCTTTGATGGTGTCGGCAAATGCTCCCGGTGCTATAACATCGCCATAGCTGTCCGGAATGCGGTCATATGTGGAAAAGTAGCCGGAGATCGTTCCGGTGTCTTTTTCCGTATCGTCTGCGGACTTGCGCAGAGCGAAATCTTTATATTTATGCTCCATGATTAACCCTCCGTAATGATTACTTCGGTACTACAGTTGCACCCACAACTTTCGGCAGGTGACAGATTATCGTCTCCGGGCCATCTGGCTCCGTTGCTGAAGTTGTCGTCAATGCCTACCCTCTGCCCGTTCATGGCGATGTGTGTATCTCTGGCATTCGGGCCGGTGACCCATTCCTTTTCGACCTTCCGTTCATATCCCTGACTTTGTGCCTGATGGACGGCCTCGATGGTTGCCCAGTTTGCAACGGCAGTGGCGAGCGCCTGTCCGAAGATGTCAGCGTCTTTGCCTTCACGCTTTTCGAACACTTCTGCCGGTTCGGTCTCTTCGTCTTCGAGTGCATCTTCCAGTTTTTCGAGAGTGGAGACGTTTATTGCTTTTGCACGGCCCTCGGTGAGTTTCCGCAGATAGTTGCGGGTTATCTCTTTGCCGTATTCCGTACCAAGTACGTCAGCGGTACTCATGCCGTGTTTGTCAGCTATCTTCTCGATGAGCGGGAGCAGGTCGTCTGCCAGCTCTTCGTTCCATCGGTACTCATCCCACCACTCAGCGGATTTTGCTCCGAGTTTCGGGAGCACTGAATTTGCCTGGCGCTTAAAGAACTTCCGTAGAACTTCCGCAACCTCTTCGTCTTCCTCATCGTCCGACTTGCCTTTGATGCGGATGGTGTTCTCGCTGTCCTTTCGGTGTGACGGAATGATCAGTTTTACCTCAGGTTCACCTGCATTCTGGTTCATGTGGGTGTCCTGTGGGGAAGCCTGCCCGCCTTCTACGACATTGAGCGGTATGATCAGCTCATCACCACCGTCAACAGGCGGAAGGTTGTTGTCCGCTCTGGCTTCGTTGCGGGTCATCCACGGACCGCCGACGGAAGCCTGAAGGATAGATGCACGTTCCTCGAAACTGCCTTTGAGTTTTTCCGTCAGGTCGAACTCGACATACAAATTCGGGTCTGCTCCAATCATCGGGAGCAGGAAACTGTTGATTCTCTGCTGAAGCATCTGGAGCGTCGGCCCGAGACAGTCCGCATAAAGTGCTCTTGCGTTATCCTTTGCGCTTGCATAGGTCTGTGTCGTGGTGTGCCAGATGAGCGATGGGTTAACGTGGTAAGCCGCAGCCACATCCTCACGGCTCAGCTGTTTGGTCTCTGCATACTGCGCCTCTTTTGCATTGAACTGGTACGGCTTTATTTCCATACCGTCCTCGAGCAGAGGAATCTTGCCCGCATTGCTTCCGCCCTTGCCCCATCCTTCACGGAATGCAGTGACGAATGCCTTGCGCTGTTCATCGTTCCACGGCTGAACATTTGCGGGGCGGGTCAAATAAGCATTGAACCGTCCAGAACTGCTCCAAATCTCCGTGCGAAATTTGTCAGCCTGAATCTGCTCGTTCAGCGTCTGTCTGAGTGCCGCAATGGGTGACTGGTATCCGCCCGGATTGCCGGGTGAGTACATCCGAAACTGGATAAACTCTGTTCGGGGTATCTCGATCACCCTGCCGGATCCGTTCGTGGTGACTCGGATCATATCCGGCGCATAATTGGTCTTGCGCTCCGAGTCCATGATCCATTCTTTCGGAATGAGACGGAGCTGTAAGCCGCTTTCGCTGTCCGGATCCGGAAGCACCCAGACGGTCGAAACTCCCATCAGGAGCAATTCCGTTGATACTGCATTCCAGAACTCATAGCTGGTCTGGTCCGCATTCGGTCGATACAGTAGCTTTGCGGCATTGCTGTCCCTGTCCCTCATGCGGTCAAATTCTGCGTTGCGCACATACACCTTCAGGGGCAGCTGTGCAACGGAATCAGCCAGGAACGAAACCACCGCATGCAGATTCGCCTGTGTTGCATATAGCTGCCGAGCACTCAATCCATCCACACGCGGGTTCTCTTCCGGCATTAAGCTAACGTGGATGGTCGTGCGCCCGAAGAGATCGCGCAACCGCTCTGTTATCTTCGGCATTTTTCACGCCCTCCTTATTCGGTCAACAAAAAATCAGCCCCGCTCCGTTCGCATAGGCTGATTCGTAAACCTTGTTCTTTTCCTTCTGTACCATTGTCGCCGCTGTGAATGCCATGATGCAGGCGAACAGTGGTGCTATATCATCAGGGCTTTTCATACGGTCGGGTACTTCCGCCCCTCCGCCGAGTTGCCTTGTTTGCATCGTTTTTGCAGGCTGGTCCATAATTGGCTGCGGAAGATGGTAAATCCTCGCCCCGCCTCTTGCGGTCTCTCCGGGCATGATCGGAGCAGATGCAGCTATTCCGTCCCAGAAGCGCCCCCACCCCGTCGGAAGGTCGGAGCCCTCGATCGAGATCCGCTCGACTCCGTCAATAGTGCATATCTGCTCTGCCAGCCCAGACACAGGAGCGCCACGCCCCTGGAAGGCAAGTTTCATTTTCTGCTTCATGGCTCTTGCCCGGAACCAATCGATTGCCCATTCCGTCCCAATCCTGCGGGCAACGACCTCGATGTGCCATTGTCCATCCTCACGAAGGCCGCATACTCCGATAGATGTCCACCGGCGGTCTTGCGACATATCGATGCCAAAATACAATGGCGACTCAGGAATGATCATTGAGTTCTCATCGATGCCGCCGTCCCATGCTCCGTCAGGGAATGGCTGCGGGAGTAGGTGCTCGACCCACTGGCAGAGGCATTCTGTGCGGAATATCGGCTCGGGGTCGGTGCTCATGGCGGACTGCAATGCCCGCTCGGTCAGGAAACCGTATCCGAGAGACGGATTTGCCTGTGCCCACTGTTCACGGTCATTGATGTCGCAGTCGGGTGAAGCGGACCATTCGAATATTCCAAGCGTATCGTCCATTTCTTCTCCACCGAGTGACTTGCTGACGGAAGATATTCCATCTGGGTCTCCAATCTGCGCATGAGCCTGTGCCCGAAGATGGCGAAGCACGATACTGGAAACATCTCCCGCATTACTCAGGCCGAAAAGGATAGCTGTCGGCCTTGCCATCATCGTCTTGCTGATGGCTCCCCAAGCATCCCACGTCGTTTGCTCCCTCAATTCGTCCATCATGATGAGGTCACTCGACAAGCCTCTTGCTTTTCTGGTTGCGGCAATGACTTTGTATCTGTCGCCCGTCTCGAGAAGCATTTCACGCTTGCCAGTGCCACGGTTAACTTTCCGCAGAAACTCTTTCAGTTCTGGAATGCTCTCAACCTGCGATACAGTGTCCTCGAACGTCTCAACGGCAGTGTCGAGGTTCTGTGCTGTTCCGAGTACCAGATGCGATTTCAGGCCAAATAAAAAGAAGATATTCAGGAGCACTTCAAAATAGGTCTTACCGTTCTGTCTGCTTATCAGTACCAGAACATACCTAAATCGGAATCTCCATTTATCTCCTTCAGTAACTATTTCAAGCGCATGTATTGCAAGCCACTTCTGCCAAGGCAACAGCTCAACGTCTATTGCCTCGCAGAAATCACAAAAAGCATATCCGAGAGAAGTTTCCCTTGTAAGCTCCTGAAGCGGTGGCGTCCAGACACGGGGCTCTGTTTTTCCCTTAATCATCCCGCCTTCTTTCCGGCGATGACTGACAGGTCTTTCATGATGCCAGACGCCTTACGTGACGGTGCACCCTTTTCAACGATTTCCGTTAACTGCCTCAGTGACTTGTTGTATGCTGTCAATAAATGCTCGTATGCTGTGTAGTGCGGGTTCTCACGAATACCGCATTGTCCGCCGCCATTATCGTATTCAATAACCAGTGGCTCGTTCTCCATGATGGCGCGAGACTCCTCGAGTTTCTTCGCCATGAACAGAACGGACTCAGCGAGCTCCAGTGCTTCGTTGTGAAGGGTATGGACGCCCGCACACAATTCTTCTGCTTGTCGTCCCATGTCCGTCCTCCTTCCGTAACGGTCAAGTTACCACCCTTTGAATTTCCCGTTTTTTATTTATCCACTGCG